ATCCTTTTCTGTTTTTTACTCTACCCCTAGGGAAACAATGAAAGGGTAGGCATGACTGCCTGATGAAAACCCTAGGGATAGAGGTAATAATAGTATTACCTACTATTAGTATTGTCTATTACCGAAAGACTTATTGCTTGTAAATGGTTTCTTTTGAAATCCACCAGCTTTAAATCCAGGTTGTTTATTTTCTCCTGCTGCTGCTTGTGCTTCTTTTTTAGTTATGATCACAGTGTAACCTCCAGTTGGATTACCTTCTATGTCAGTTCCGTCATATGCACAGTAGTCGTACCACTCATTATTAATATTCACGTTCATTTTCCAATTTTTTCCTTCTGGAGCTTTTGGAGAATTAGGTGCTACTAATACTGGTTGATTGTCGCCTGCTTTTTTATTTAAGTTAGGAACAAGATTTAAATATATCTTATTCTTTGGTTGCTCGTTCATTATACCTCATTTTGAGTTGTGATCTCATCACGCTTACTATTAAATTTATTTAAAATAGAATTGTAAGTTGCGAGATCGTTTATTTTTATTTGGTTAAGTAAATCTTTATTTGCTCTCCACAGAAAGTCTAGCTTTGCTGTATGAGGTGCGTATAAGATTCGCTTTTCCAATTCTTTAACAACGCTAACATCATATCTATTATTGGCTGATGGTGTTGTTACCTTTCCATTCATTGGTTGTACTGGGATCTCTAAATCCTCGTACTCTTCTTTTGAAGTTATGTCTTCAAGAAGAATACCCATGAATGATAAAGCTCGTGATATTGCAAATGTTTCAGCAGAAGAAAGATAGCCTGGTTTATCTCTATATTGTTTAGAAAACCCAGTTGATATAATCATCTCAGGATCTGATTTAACAATCATTGCTTTAAAGATTACATATCTATCTGAATGCTCAACCATCATACAATGTATTCCAAATTCAGTACCGAACACTTCTCTAAATGCTCTTACCTGTCCCCAAACACTAATACATTTTTTTCCATGCTGATTTAAATAGCTACCATAACTAGCAGCTAGTTCATTAACTTGTTTTATTTTTTCTTTCATTTTTTCCTTTAGTTGTTTTTTCTATTGAACAAGAGTGAGCAAATACTTCCTTTGACTTATAGAAAGTACCATACTTATTCTTGCCACTTGACTTACCTATGTAAGTTACTTTGTCAAATAACTTATCACATATTCTTGGAGAATAAGAATCAATTTCATAACCTAAGTTATAGATTGTGCCATTCATCATTATTATCGTAAGAATAATTTTCATTTATTAAAACACCACTGTTACTAGCAGTACGATTGCAGTTATAATTAAAGATATTTTTATAAACATTTTTCTAAATAACTTATCTTCTCTCTCTTTAATTTTACGCATCATAATATCATGCCTATAACTTTCCATAATCTTATAATGAGTTTTTTTATAAAAATTAATATCCATAATTCTACACATTGTCCCAAAGGCTTGCTGCTTTACGTACATGTTCTTGGCTAATATTCTTCCACATAAAACCTGAGAAGTCTGGTGGAGGAACTAACTTAGCCATCTCGTAAGGATTACCCTTACAAAGATAAACTAAGTTCTGTCTAATCTTAGCTGTAATCAAATCTTGTTGCACTAAAAATTCCATATACTCAGGAGTAAGTAATTCACAAGTGTCAGGAGTAAATACATTGTAGCTATCTTGATTAACATAAAGCAAGTGAGGAGTTTTTTTTGTGGCGTACCAATAAAAAGCACACTGGCGTACATGGTTCATGTCTGGATTTTTTGGCAAATATCCTTTTATCCAAGAGTAACCTTGTTTAGTATCTGATTTTCTTTTTGATCTATGTTTTGTTTTTAATTCTACAAGTTTAGTTCCATCCATCTGTTCATAATCTATACGACCAATTTTGCTTAAAACTAATTCTTTAAATTTATAAGTGCAATATCTTTCACTTGCTACTTCATCTCCTAATTTAAAATCAGCTAATGCTTTACAACAAATCTTAATCATGTCTGCAAGATAATTTTTTGTATCTTCTTTTTGTATTCTATCTTCTTCATCTGCAACGACATATTTATCATACTCAGTTAATTCTTCTTTGATGATAGTATCTAAATCTTTTTTTTCATTAAGAATTTTCTTCTCAGCATCGTACATATATTTAGAAACAAATCGCTGCGAAGCTCTACCAATAGAAACTCCCGCTGACATTTTGTATGAACCTTGTAAATTTCTGCGATCTTCTTGTGTAAAAAAACAATATCTAACGATCCAATCTCCCAACAATAATTGATCTTGTGATGGTGAGCTGTGGTCCAAACCTAGTTTAGAATAATAAGAGAGTGCCAAATCCTCATCAATATTTTTTATAGCTGCTATAGAATTGTTCTTTGTTAAATCAATAACCATTTTACGCCTTTCATTTTTTAACTTACATTAGTCTTAATAACCTTTATGTCAATAATAATAATTGACACTAAACCATATTGGTTTATAAGGGTTTAAAACAGAAAGGTAAATATGACTAAGAATAAATCACAATTATATAAATTATTAAAGAGGTATCACAGAATGTTTGATTGCTTTGGTAATAGAATAAAAAGGAAAACTAAATGAAACACAAACTAACGCAGTATCAAGAAGATCATAAGCTCAGCAATAAAGAACTGGCAAAGTTATTTGGATTAACAGGAACTAATCCAACAGTAACTATTTTAAGATGGAAAAATTGTCAGCGTATTCCACACCCTAAGTTTATGAAAATTATAACACAAAAGACAGGCGTTCAACCTAATAACTTTTATGAAAGCTGGTATGAAACCCATAAACTTTGATAAAGTTATTATAAGTTGGCTGGATATAAATAGTTGCGACAACGCATGGAATACTGAGGAAGATTTAAAAGACTTAGTTCCTGCTATGTGTACTACGATAGGTTATCTTTATGAAGAGAATAAAGATTGGGTAAAAACTTTTGCAACATATAGTTTTAATTCAGACAGTCTAGACGTAGGAGATTGTGTTGTAATTCCTCGTGGCGTAATTTTATCTATTAAAAAATTGGAGAACTAAATGATTGATCAAGAACTAACAGTGGAGATAGTCGTTGAGATGTATGAGGATAAGATTGTCTTACTTAAAAAAGAAATAGATAGGCTTAATGAAGAAGTGCAAGTTCTTAATATGGAACTAATGAAACTGAGAGCCAATGTCATTTCTTAATCACAACATACCAGTATGGAAAGCCAAAGTTAGATTAGAATATTTATACAATAAAGAAAAACACATTGGAGAAGAAGAGGTATGTCTTATTCATAGTATAACTACACTAGAGGGTAGAACACCATTGTTTAATATCATGCTACCAAATGGTGCTAACTATGCAAGGCTACCAATCACAGCTTTTTTTTCTGATCAGTATAATAGAAAAGATGTAGTTGATTTAGAATTAAAACAATTAGTTTATTGGGATTGCTTATCTTACCACGCTAATATTATTGAGTACAATGCACTAGCCACATCACAGTGTAAGTTTATTGATCGTTTTAATAAATTACATAGAGCTAACTACATGTTCAGTATTGATTACTGCCAACCTGATATGAACTTATTAAACATAACATACAGCGAAGTTAGTGAAGAGCATAAACACCATCATGTATTAGAATGTAATGAAGGTGATCCGTTTCAGGGGAACTACGTACTTTTACCTAACAATAAGATCCTTTGGAACTTACCAAACTTTACAGTCAAAGATCAGATACCAGATTATAAAACTAATATGGATTATCCAAGTGTTGAAACAGATAGTTGGAGTACATCAGATGACGATAGTTTTTATTACAAGGTTAAAAATTAATGGCTAAAGATATTTATTTCAATCAAGCTAGAGTTAATTGGTACAATGAATGGCATAGGAAAGTTCAGGATACCAGTAAATTTAGGATGATTGATATAGATAGCTACGAATACTGTGGAAAATGCAACAGTGGTGTTGCAGTTATTGAAACAACCTATGATGTAGGTAAATATAACAAAATTGCCTATCTTACTGCTGATATTGGCACTAAATTAAACATCCCTGCTTATATAGTTTATTATAACATAGAGGGTACTGATCACCCAACCTTTATTGTATCAAAAATTAATGCTATTTTAGAGGAAATAGACCCTATATCTGAGGGGTCTATGGTTGAATTAAATGAGCAGGAATATATAGGTTATTTGAATTGGCTAAGGGAACAACACACATGCTCATAATATAATGGCTAAATATAATCAACACGTTAGGCTACCAATAGGATTATTTAGTCATACTGGCTATCTAGGCTTGGCAGAGGAACGTAAGGCTCAATGCTTGGCGATACTTTTAGTTCTTCTTCGCTTTGCTAATCCCAAAACAGGCAGTTGTTATCCTCGCTACTCTAAGATTAAAGACAT